ATTATTTCTAATTTTCCCACAATTGAGATATTTAAATTAATCAATAATATTTTACGAATTATTTTAGATGTCGAATTAATTACAGAAATTAATATATCAAGACATACAATTAATAATTTATGGATTAGATTATATAATTAATAATTTTCTGTTTTCATTTACTATTATTATGTTCCAGTTTTTCATTTAATCCTCATCTCCTATTTCTAATTCTCCAATATATTCTTTTATATTATCTTCTACCCATCTGTTTGCACTTTCTTGGCTTTCAGCAAGTACAGTAAAGCAACCAGTTACATTAACTTCATATTCTTTTTCTTCAACATTAACTTTCATTATTCTTGTCCTTTTATTATATGTTTAAAATCACCTTTACCATCCCAAGCATTTAACTTGGCTCTATCCACCTTAATGTGTTCTGAATAAGTTTCATTGTGACAATCATCTTGCTGACCAAATTTAACTATAACTGATAAAATACCTTCAACTACATCAGTAACCTTAGATGTAGAATATGCACCATTTGTTGTTTTAGGATAATTATTCCAGAGATAACAATCTGCTATTAAACCTAATTTCATTTGTTCAGACCATGTTATTGGTCTGAAATCTTTAGGTTGTTCTTGTTCTAACTCTTCTAATGAATCAATTTGCCCATTAACATACTCTAAGGCTTCAATCCAACCTTGTATAACATCATCTGTTTCAGCCCCATCAGAGTAGGTTTGTTTTTCCTGTTCCAATGTAGCATTTATTTCTTTTTTTAATCTATCTACTATATTCATTTTCTTGTCCTATGTTTTGTTTTTAAAATAGGGTTACCATAACCCTTGAATCTGTGAATGGAATCGAACCATTCTTTAACCATTCAGATTAATTTTTATTTTTATGTCTTAATTAATATTTTCAAAATTATAAGCGAAAATAATAAATTATAATTAATTTTCAAAATTATAGAGAAAAATAATAAAATCAAATCATTTTTTTAAAAGTGACCAGAAAACAACCCAAAAATATTGAATATTATCTAGCTTTACATAATTATATATTAATTATATGAATTGCATTAATTAAAGTATAATTTATACAGATAATTTAAAATATCAATTTACCCCATTTAATTTAGCTTGTAACGGCCTAATATTTAACTAAGGTATGTTTTATTAATACAAGTATAAAACATCTTAAAATGGATAAAATTATTTAATGTTTATTATATATTTTTAAATGTAGATTTTATTATTATTTTTCTCCAATTGTATTATAAAAAGGTTAATTTATTTAATTTGATTATAATTTGTATTTAATATCTTAAAATTTAGCCTGAAATCAGTGTTTTAAGCCTATTAAATTCTTTTTTGGTAGTAATATATGGGTAAAAAAAGCCCTATTATAAAACAGGGCTTAATTTGTTATTTATTTAATATTATTCTATTTCTTGATAATATTCTTTTATAAAATCATTAATATCCATGTTATCAAACTCAGTTGAACAGCTTTGAAGTTCTTTAAGTTCTGAAATTATTTTAAGATATGTTTTTATTTCTTGTGTTTCAATTTCTTTGTATTTCATTTTTATTTTACCCCGTTAATTAAATAATCTGCAATAGCTCCAAACCAACATAACACCCATATAAGCACAGCTCCGAAAATACCTGCACTAATTTCTTTTAATGTTTTCATTTTGTTTTTTTCTCCATTTTCTCCAATTCTCCTAGTACATTATTGTTATAATTCATAACATAATAATATGTATCTTTATTATTGCTTATAAGCTCCTGAGCTAAATTTAACGGCAAACTTGCGTCAATTTGTTTAAGCTCTTCAGCAGTGTAATTTAATTTCATTAATCCACCCTTATTCATTTTGTTTTTATCCTTTTTTTTTCAATTAAATTATCAATTGTTTGTAATAGGTTTTCAGGATATGAATTATATTCAAGACATAACCCTTTTAAACTTATTCTATTAATTGGTAAAAACCAATTAAAACGGCTCTTTAATACTTTTAATATATAAATTTTTTCTTTTAATGGTAAAATTTCAAGATTAAAATTTAATGCATCGATATTTATATTTTTCATTTTGTTTTTATCCTTTTTTTTTAGTGGTAAATTAAACCAATTTTTTTATTGGTTGAATTGATAGCTATTAAATCATATTCAGAGGCGTTAATATAACCAGCTTTTTTTAACTCTGATTCATTATTAAATATTTTGGCATGTCTATCTATTGAATTTATTAAATTATCTTTTTTAGATCCATAAGAAAAAATAACCTTAAAATTCTGTTTATGTCTTAACATTAATTTAATTAATTTTGAATTTTTAAAAAATGGTATACTCTTTGTGTATGCATAGAATACAATATCAGGATTTTTATCTGCTATTTCAAGCCACTTTAAGAGATATTTAACGCTGTAAAAATCCCCTGCTGAATGTAACCGTATATGAGTTATTTTTTTACGCTTAGAATCGATGTCATTTTGAATCAATTCCGTAAAATTTTCTTGCTGTGATAATTTGTAATTTAAATTATGTTTATTTTGAGCTGGTAACCAAGTGTAAGCACCTTTTGAAGCATAGCAATATTTAATACAATCATCAGCAAAAGGGCAGGTAATTTGTCCTGTTTTCGTTTTATATGCAGGTAAATCAAAAGCATAAATATTAGCATTGTATTTTTTAGATGTTTTTTTTAATTTAGTATTATTATTAGTTAGTATTTCCATGTTTATTTTATCCTATGTTATTTATTGTTTATTTGATTTAAAAATTTAGCATTTAAAACACTTAATTCACTATTTAAAGCACTTATTTTATTTTTTAATAATAATACCTTGTTCTCGGCCGTTTTTACCTTAGCCTGTGAAAATACAGGTAATTTATTAAAACTGGTAATTAATGCGTAATTATCTTTTGACCTATCTTTATTAAATAATATTCTATCAAATGTATAATAACTATTACTACAATAATTATTTACGTCGGGTGTGTTCTTATATGAAATTTTAAATTTTAAATACTTCGTGTAATTATATCTATCGTCAAAATAACATTCATAATCTCTAATGTATTTATTTTTATTACTTTCTGTCAATAAAATATTTTTTATTAAATCTCTATCTTTTTTAAATATTGTACCGTCAGATTTAAATTTATAATTACTATCTCTTAACCCGTCTATTATTAACGGTGTTACTTTATTTATATATTTATGCAGATTATTAATTGCATTTAGTTTATTTGTTTTCATGTTATTATTTATCCTATGTTATTTTTTAATTGATTAATTCTTTGTAAATGTTATACAACCGTAATTTTCCCTCTCTTGAAACCAGTTAGCATTATTAAATAAAGTTTCAAATTTATACTGTTCATTTCTAAAATTACATCCATCACTATTACCATTAAATATTATATCTAATAGTAAACCATCAACCCCTAGAAACAATTTATTATTACCCTCAATCCATATGGTATAATCTAAAAAATCTCTAGTGCATTGGTAAGTTGTTCCATCATTAAAAATAATAGGTCTATTAATACACTTTTCAATATCATTAATACACTTTTCAATTTCTTTTTTAACTGTTTTAATTTGAATTGTTTTCATGTTATTTATCTTATGTTTTATTATCGTTTAATTGTTGCCCCTTGCAACTGATATAATATTACTATGAGATTTATATTACTTCTTAATAAAAAGATTAATTATTTTAACTTTAGTTTATATTATTGGAAATGTATTAAATAAAAGAAAGTTTTGGGGTAGGTGAGACATCCCCACCCACAGCCAATCATTTATAGACCTGGAACATCCAACAATCATCTACTTGTATAGTACAAATAAATATTACTTGTATGGTACAAATAAAGAGGGGTGTGGGGTGGATTTCAGCACAATACCTTTGGGGGCATCCCATCAGCATTTTTCAATCGTTTAATGTCACTAAAAATAGTAATCCAGAGAAGTGAAGTATAGTGATTGACAGGGGTATTTGTCTTTATTGGAACGATATGTATATAATTTATATATAATATATGGGAATTACAAGTCTTTTATTCCTTGTTTTAAGTATGTTCTTGTACAGATGTTGATAATGTTGATAACTGTGTGGACAATCCTAAATAGGTATTTCATAAGTATTAACATTATGTAAGGGTAAGGACTACATAAAAGTATGTTGATAACTTATATAAAAAAGGTGAAAGCTAATTTTTTTTATTTCTCAAACTAATGTTTCTTAATGCTTAAAAACACAGTACATAACAATATGTATATCACATTGAAATGCACTATGCACAGGTGTTATTTGTAACCTCGTTTTTCTTCTTCGAGCCTTAATAACTCGGAAATCCATCTATCTCTTTTATCTTTAGTAGGCTTTCCTCTGCTCATTGGTTTTAATCCCACAGCTTTAGCTCTTTCTCTTAATGCAGCTCTATCCTGTCTGTCGGCTATAAATTGTGGATGCTTTTCTCGTTTAAATTTTTTAAGTGTAGAATTTAATTGTTTCTTTTCTTCTATCGCTCTGGTTAAAGGTTTATCATTTCGTGCATCTCTCGGTGGTAAATCTGCTTTAGATACATGATACTCACCTAATTCTTCATATTCAGCTGTTTCTACTTCTTTAGCAAACAACTCGTAAGGTGATTTAACCTCTATCTGGTACTTCTTAACAAACTTCCCATGTCTTTCAGCTAAATATCTCGCTGCTTGAACATTTCCTTTTTGAGCTTCACTTATCATTGCTACATCAACAAGTAATAAATCTCTTGTTATATTCTTCTCAAAGACATCTTCCATTTTTTCATGAAAGATACGGTCTTGCTTTATCTTTGTAAAGCCTGTCCTTGAAATACTAAGTATCTCGCAAACCTCTCTATCTGTAATTGCAGGATTTAACCCTACAATCTTAGCAGCATTATCTCGTATCTCGTTATAATTTACTTTTGTTAAATGTTTTTTCATATTTGAACAGAGTTATCTATTTTACCGACTGGGTCTAAAATACAATAACACCTAAAATTACATCTGCTCCAGCCTGTTGCAGGTAATCCTAAACCAACCCAATCATTAAATGTATGGATTTCTCCTTGTCTACCGTCACAATCAGCACAATGCTTAACCCCTCTCGCTACGATCCATCTGTATTGGGCATTATCACCATAAACTTCATTATATACCGACATCATCCCAAGCCGAGATGCTTCTCTTATCCCAAATCGGATTAAATCATTAGTAGAAGTTGATAGAATTGAAAATGCACCTAATTTATTAACTATCTGACTTTCTATTCTTAATTCTATTTGAGCCTGAGATAATCCCTCAAAATCCATTCTTTCAATAAATGAATTTATGTTAGCAGTAAAAATTGCAACCTCAAATAATGTTAATGCAAATAAAAACTCTAAAAAATCAATATCATCCTGAGTTACATCATTTTCGCTTATAACAGTTTCTAAATAATCATCTATTTCATTTGGCAAAGTTCTTATCCAATTTTTTATAAAATTCGTTAGCTATTTTATGTATATTTTTATCAAATTGTAACCAATCTCTAATTGGTACACTTTTATTAACAATTCCATATTTTTTTGAAAAACTATTACTCGCAACTTTATAGGCAGTTCCAGAACCTTTACCAGCTGTAGATTTAAAACTATCAAGAGTGACATCTAAATTTTCATCTGCACCAAGATGATAAATTCCATATTTATTAAACTCTATAGACTTATCTCTCTTTCTTGCTTTAATAGAACGGAATAATTCACCTGTATATTTCAATGGTTTCTTAGAACTACTCTCTTTATTCCCTGAATTTGGGGAAAGTCCTTGTTCTCGTGCAATTTTTGTAAATTTCCCAAGTGGCTCAAATTTGCCTTTCATAATCGCCCCCTTAGAGCCTTTCTCTAAAGATATGATACTATCATTCAAATATTCTCTAATCATCTTAGGTATAGCCTTTTTGAGCTTATTTGCATCATAAGTTATATCAAAGCTAATTTTCATTGATTTTGTATATTTTTCTTGGCAAAGTCCACTCCAAGCCGATATGCTTTAAATATTCTTCCGATATTAAGTGCAATATTTGTTTCGATGTATTCTTTTGCAAATTCTTCAGGGTTTCGCAAGATGTTACTGGTTTTTGCTTTAAATTCTTTTTCTTCAAATTCGTTAAGTTCTTTCTGTTCTTTGACGAAGTCTTTGAATAATTGATTGCTCGGTTTGTTCGTTGCCATTTTCTACCTTATTTTCCTTTATCAATGATTTTGCCTGTTCAATTGTTAAATCTTTATTATAAGATTTTAATAATTTTGAACCTGATGTTAAATTATTATCTAACATAAATTGATTAAGCATAATCTCATCTTGTGTAGATTTTGGATATTCAGGCTCTGTAAAATCCAATCCTAAATTATTCGGTAGCGAGATATTATTAGCAGACATAATACCTTTTTCTATAGTATATATTTGGTGTTCATACATTTCCCATAAATCAACATAATCTTCATAATCCTCTCTGCGTTCTAAATCACGAATAACTAAAGCTATTCCACTCGGAACTTCACCACCTGAACGATTAAAATCAATATGTAAATGATTATTAGCACCTGTTGTTTCCATTATTGTCTTAATAATTTCAATTAATCCACGCATATCCCCTTTTGGAGATACAATATCAAATGATGCACCCTCTGGAAGTATTATTGTTTCATCTGTTCCTGCCCTAACAACACCACTATCAGCATAAACACCTGTGACAACAGGCTGTCCAAATGCTTGGAAACGACCACCTAAACATAACTCAGTAAACAATATGTTTACTGCTTCATTCGCCTGAATAATATCAGAAGCACCTGAAACAAAGTGAGAATCTATTTGTGGCTCTCGATGAATAAATGCAACAGGTAAAACTCCATAATTATGCTCTATCTCTTTTACTATTAAACCATCATTGTTGTATTGTACAAGTTTTTCTGAATCTAAATAAACATAAGACGGATTAGACTCAGAACTCACATCATCAGTTGATGAATTTATCTCATAGCTAATTGCATAAGGAGTCAATGGATTTTCTTCAGTAACAAATGGATGATAGTGATAAATAGGATGATAGTCAAATTGCTTTGTCATCTCATTGTAAGAGATTCTAACTGCAACCGTCCCTAATAACTTAGCAAGTCTTTCAATGTGTTTTAATTTGACATTTTTAAATTGAGTAAGTGCAGAATATTGGTCTGAAACATTACGAGTCGCACCTGTTCGATAAATACGAGCCATTTTATTAATAAATCTATGTGTAAAGTTAATAAATAATGGAGGAACTTCCTTAAATGCTTCAGCTTTAAACTTGCTCTGAATATATTTAACGGTATTCTCACCCTCATAGTAATCAAGCATCTTGTCAATATGGTTTCTTCTTGCCCTATGGTTATTAAGTTTTAAATTCTTTATTGATTCTTTTATTATATTCATCTCGCTACAACTTTCATTTGCATATTTTTAATTGGGTAATGTGTTACAAAAAACATTCTTAAAGCATCCATACTATGGTCTGAATAACCATCTTTCAATGGATTTTCCTTTAATGGTTTATTATCTTTGTCTAATTCGTATCGGTATGCTTCTAAGTCCTCAACAAGACCTTTACATCTCTTATCAATATGGATTCTATGTACACCATCAGCATTTTCAAAAAATGACCTTACATGGTCTATCCCTGTGGAAATTGACCTTGATGTTTTATCTCTTGGGTATCTACAATAAATACCAAAATTTCGCATCAATGCAATATCACCCATCCCTGATTGACTTTGGACTTGTCCACCTGCTGGGTCAGCATAGTATCTCGTTACTTGATATGGTTTTTGCGTTATTCTACGAGCTAATATTTCTGTTTTTACATTTCTTTCATGGACTATTTCATCAATTATATTAATATGTTCTAATCCATCTTCGTCAACCCAAGTCTGCATCCATAATACCGACGGCATTCGATAACCAAAATCCATAACACAGTAGGTTTGTTTCTTTGGATTATGATTGTACTCACCTACATGAGTATCTCTCCTAAATGATTCATAAACCACCCCACCCATTGATGTAAAACTCGCCCCATACTCCTGTTGGAACACTTGAGGACTTAAATTTCGCCTAATCTCTTGTAAATCTTTGTCTTGATAACCATCAGGGAAAGCATAGTGGTTTTCCCAAGATGGAGAATTAAACCCATACCAATCCTCATCTTCTCTTTGAGTCAATTCATATATCCAATTAAAGCCATGTGGAGTAGTAATAAATATAGCTCTACTATCTTTTTGGTCAGACAATGTAGGTCTTAAATATTGCTCCCATACAATTTTACGGATATAAGCACATTCATCTAATATAACCAATGAATTGGATTCCCCTAATAATGTTTCAGGTTTAGCTGCAGATTTTCCCTGTATCGAGCTTCCCCAATCAAATTCTAAGTACTGGTCTCGTTCAGAGTATCTTTTTGGCTTCCACCCCATTTCAATAATCAATTTTTTATAAACTTCTCTAAATACCTTATTAGATAGTTCATAAGTAGGAGCAACAACCCAAATCCGTTTATTAGGCTGAGTAATCGTGTAAACAGCTTCCATTGCAGCAGATAAAGATTTCCCGAATCTTCTACCACAGGTAGCAACAGTAAAACGATGCTCTTTTTCAGGATAATGGAGTTTCATTTGACCCTTATGGGGAGTATATCCTATCTGCTCAAATAACTTTTTCTTAAAAACTAACTGTTTATTCATTTAATTGTTGCATATAATAGTATAAATAATATAATATATTATAGTTGTATAATACAACTATTAGTAATACATAACTATATTAGGAGGACAGATGTCCGAAGAACCACAAGTATCAAAGGAAGCAGTAGTGGAAAATGATACAAAGAGTGCAGAGTTAGATAATAATTCTGAATTAATTGCAGAAAGCAAAAAGTATCGTCATCGGAGTCAGGCAGCAGAGGCGAAAGTTGCAGAATTAGAGGCTAAAATCAATAGTTTTGCTGATGAAAAACTGAAAGAAAAAGAAGAGTTTAAAACTCTCTATGAAAAAGTTTCAGTTGAGAATGAGGAAAATAAGATTGGTGCTGATAAATGGAAAAACTATGAAGCAACTAAGCGAGAAGAGCTTTTAAATCAGCTACCTGAAGATGAAAAAGGTGTGTGGGGGAATGCAGACCTTAATTTATTAGATAAATATGTTACAAAAATTAGTGCGAAAGCTAATAATCCAAATCATATAGATAATCGTAGCCGAAATAGTGAAAATGCCGAGAATGGTGGGTACGAATCTAAAACTGAATGGATGAAAAAAAATCCTAATGGTTATAGAGAAGCCAAGAAAAAAGGATTACTTAGTTATTTCGGACAATCATAGAGGATTGAAAAATGGCAAATGAAACATTAAGTTCAAATATAGCAGGACTGGTTGATGATATTCAAGCAGAATCGTTAATGAAATTACAAGACCAAGCAGGAATTTTAGAAGCTGTTCGGTGGATTGATACAGAGGGAGAACCTGGAAAAACTGTTGATTTTCCAATTTATGGCACAGTCGCATCAAGTGATGTAACTGAAGTTGCAGAGGGTACTGACCATTCTACAAATAAACAAGTTACAAATGCTGCTACAACAGCAACAGTTGCAGAACATGTTGCTATGGCAAATATTTCTGATTTATCAGTTATGTCTGCTCGTAACGACATTGTTGATGATATTTCAACATTATTTGCAAGTGCTATGAAAGCAAAATTAGAAGATGATATTGTTGGTTTGTTTGGTTCATTTTCTCAAACAGTTGCAGGGGCTGATACTACAATGACATTAGACCATTGGTACGATGCAATTCGTCAAATTAAAGCAGGTAATGGTGATACAACAGCATTAACAGCAGTTATTTCTCCGAAGCAATATTATGGTGCTAAAGGGTTAAGACCATTACTGTCTACTGTAACAGCTACTGGCACATTATCAGAGGACTTTAAAAAGAAAGGTTTTGTTGATATGTTTGCAGGTATGCCTGTATTAGTTTCTAATGAAATCAATGAAGATGTTGGAAGTGGGGGTGATGCAGCAGGTGCTATATTCCATAAGGGTGCTATTGGGTTACATACCAAAGGACTTATGAATGTAGAAATCGAAAGAAACGCATCAGCGAGAGCTTTTGAATTAGTCGCAGTAGGTCGTTGGAAAGAAGTTGAGCTTGTCGATGAATGGGCAGTTTATATGCTTTCAGATGTATCTTAATCTTAATCAATTGAAAGGTAGAGGGGGATTTATTCCCCCTCATACTTATTATGGATAAATATTTTATTAGACCAAATGGGCATATTGTTAAATATAACCCAAAAAATCATAATTTAGAATCTTTTAAGGCTCGGTTTACTCCATGTGATAAGAATGGAAAAGAGATTAAAAAGAAAGCTAAAAAGAAGTGAAAGATTTATCTGAAAAGATACGAAGTGGTGGAGTCCAAAAATTCAATGGAACACAATTAGGTTTAAATAAATCTGGTAAAGGTGATTTTCCAAGATTTGCTTATCAAAATGATAAGCAGTATAAAGAAAATTATAATAAAATTTTCAGAAAAAACCATTATGACAAAAAACTTCAAAAAAAGTGAATTAGCTTGTCCTTGTTGTGGTTCTTGCAATATGGATTCTACATTTATGGAGAAACTTCAATTGCTTCGTGAGAAATGTAATTTTGGTTTTAAAGTTAATTCTGCTTACCGATGCGAAAAGCATAACTCGGAGGTAAGTAAAAATTCAATGAATCAGCATACTAAAGGTTTAGCAGTAGATATTTCGTTAAAAGATAGATACAAGCGATATACTTTATTTTATTATGCCTTAGATATGGGTTTTTTTAAAGACATGGCAATTTCTAAAACATTCATTCATCTGGGCAAAGGGAATAAGCAAAATGGAATAGGGGTGTATTAATTGAAATCATCAGAAGATACAAAATTTAGGGATACAGTTATTAAATCATTAAGTGCTACTGAAGTGGAGATTAAAGCGATTAAATCAGATACCGAGCGAATAATTAAAAGATTAGATGACCTTAGTGTTAAGGTGCAAGTCAATGAAAGAAATATATCTAAGATTAATGGGATTATGGCATTAGTTTTTACATTTTTTGGTGCTATGATTGGAATAGTTAGTTGGTATAAATGACCTGTCCTCATTGTCAATCTTTATTTATTAAAAAAAAAGGCAAGAGGAATGAAAAACAGAGATTTATTTGCAATGCCTGTAAAAAACAATGGACATCTCCACTTACTGATTTGATTGAGATAAATAAAGATGTTAAATGTGGTGGTGTATTTAAATATAAAACTGATAAAGATGTAATTAGAATCCATTGTGGGACTGATATACATCACGGAGCAAATGAGCATCATTATGATAAATTTGATAAGTTTATTGATACGATTGAAAAAGATGATGATGCATTTTTCTTTTTAAATGGTGACAATATTGAATTAATACCTCCTAATTATAAGATTAGTCAGAGAGGTCAGTATATGGAGAACGATGACCAACATTTTACATTTGCTGAAAGAATTAGAAAAATTAGGAATAAGCTATTATTTATTCGTGGTGGAAATCACGATATGATAAGAAGTGAGAATATACTGGGTTTCGATGTATCTAAAGCACTCGCAAGAGATTTAAGTGTTCCTTATTTTAAGATGCCTGGATATTCTGAGATTCAAGTTAAAGGAAAGAAGTGGTATCTTGTCACAGGCCATGGAAAAGGTGGTGGCAAGAATGGAGATTTAGAGCTTGATAAAATGGCTCAAGTGTATAGCGATGGGGATGTATTCCTATTAGGACATAATCATCAATTATATACTAAGCCAATAGATAGTTTGGTGGTTGAGGGCGATGAAGAGAGATTGAAAAGAAGATGGTATTGTAGAGGTGGTTCTTTCTTGAAATATGCAGAGTATGCTCGGTATTCATTTTTTCCAATGATTAGAACAGGTTGGGTTACAATGGAATTTAGTGAAACAGAAATAAGATGTTGGGTCAATTGAATGGATTTAAATATTATAGATGCTTATGGGCTTCCTGTAGCAGGAGTCATAGTATTAACATTTGCGTTATGGAAAACAGTAGAGTTTATTCAGAAGCAACTCCTAAGTCAGATAGAGGATAGGCATAATGCCGAGATGGAAGCTATTAGACAACTTGAGGAAGAACATAAAATATTTCATTCAATAATTGTTGAATTAATTAATAATTCAAAAAAGAATCAATTGGTATTGAAAGAAATTAAAGGTAATATAAATATGTTGGTCAAAATAAATAAAGGATAGTATGAATATACTTGGATTAATAACAAAAGTAGCAGGTAAGAATAAAACTGTTGAGAATCTAACAGGGTTATTTGTTGGCGAAAATTCCAAGAAACGAAATATTGGCTTTGGAGGATTCGCAGTTGCAGTTGTATTATTCCAACTTGGATATATAGATGCAGAATTATTTGATACACTTATTCTTGTTTGTGCAGGATGGACAGGAGTTGCATTTTCATCAAAACTCAGTAAATTAGGCGATGCGATTAAAGAAGCAAAACCAAAGGAAAGTCAAAAGAAGTGAAAAATCTTCAATTAGAAAATCCTATTGATGAACATTTGAAACCTGTTAAGGATTCAGATGGTACATCTACTTCAGTAGAAATATCTACTGATAAGATTAGGGTTAATAATTTAGAAGTTATAGGCACAACTACAGGAGTATCTGCTTCTGATGATACTAAATTGCCTTTATCGGGTGGAACTATGTCGGGTAGTGTAGATTTTGGTGCTAATGATATTACTAATGTTGATTCTTTAGATACTGATAAGTTTTCTATTAATGGTGGAACAGAAATGACAGGCATCCTTGATGAAGATGATATGTCGCACGATAGTGCAACAGCTTTAGCAACTCAGCAATCAATTAAGGCTTATGTAGATAATACAATTAGAGATATAAAATCAAGTGGATTTAATTATAGTTATACAGCAGGAACAAAAGTTTATATTCCTCTTGGCTCAACTACAGGAGAGAGTTCAAGTACATCAGGTGGTAATGAATGGCGACATTTTGTAGTACCTTTTGATGGGTATTTAGACCAAGTAGTTGTAAGAAGTGAAGAAGCTTGTGGTTCAACTATTGTAGGATTGCATAAATCCTCTACAGGGACAGAGTTGCCTAATACAACTGCAAGTACGACCGTCACGGTAGATATGACAACAGATGATACTGCCTATAAATTTGATTTTACTTCAAGTAACACTTTTAGTGCAGGTGATATAATAGCTATTAGTTTTGACCCAACTAATGATGCAAATGATACAAATGCAACAACAATCTTAGTTTACGATGGAAGTCAAGGTGTATGAGTTTAACAGATAAAACTATATCAACAACATATAAAGATATTTTAAATATTGATAATTCTAATGCTGGATTTGATACTAATATAGACCAAATTAAATCAGGTAATGGAGCAGGTTCTGCTCTTTATTTATCAAAGAATAATTTAAAAGTTCAACCAACAACTGATTCTACTACTAATTCTGTAATTTACGACAAAGACGGAAATATTTTATTTCAGGTAGATTCTACTAATGATTATGTTAAAGCATTAGGAAATCAAGTTAATACGCAATATGCTTATTTCGGAATAACTAATGTAGATTCAGCAGCTTATGCAGCTAATACACATTATGCCGTTAGCTTTCTTTCCAATGGGAGTATGGCTAATTCAGATGTTGATTTCGGAACAGGAACTGACCCAGATGATAGTTTTACAACGGCAGATACTGATACTCAGTATGCTTCACAGATAGTTCCAATGATGTGGAGAGTTCCAGATAATATAACAATTGATTCTATTTCTCATATTGAAGGAGCAGATAATGCTACAGGAGATACGACCAGAATGCACCTAAAATCATTTGATTTTACTTCAGGTTCTACTTCTTGTTTAGCGAATGGAACATTATTAGCTCATAATTCAGATGTGACTAATGCAGGAAATGAACAGGCTTATCTAAGTAGTTGGACAATTGATTCTGCTTCAGTAGTATCAGGGAAAGTTATATTATGTTTTTTCAGGAGTGATTCGGTTAATTCAGATTATTCTTTAAATGTCACAATTAAATATCACTTAACATAAGGACAAATTTATGCCAAGATTTAATGCCAATTTAAATATTACAACAGGTAGAGGTGATACGCTTTCTGCTTCTAAGCAAGGGAATTATGAAGATATTCTTAATATAAGACAAAAAGTAGATAATACAACTTCAGGTATGATTATTATTTCAGCTTCGGGGAGCAAAGGAAGTGCAACATTGCAAGATGCTAAAAGTTTAGTAATTAAAAATACAGGTAGCGTAGGAGCAGAAATAAAAATTGCTTCTCTTACTCATGCAAATGGAACTCCAGATACAACAGGTGCTACAGCTTATCAGGTTTATTTAATAGGAGCAGGTGATTTTATTTATCTTCCGAATATCAGGCAAATGTATAACTCAGGTGGATATTCGACAGGGGATGCTTATCAAATTTCAAATGATGCTGTAACGGCTTTATATAGAGCATTGAATAATGCTGCTTCAGGTGACCCACAATTACTAAATGAAGCAGTAGATAGTGGGGCAGAAACAGATATTGATGTAGATGAAGGAGCGTATTTCTATGAAGGGGATTTAATTCGCTTGGAAGATGAAATATGTGAAGTGGTATCAATTTCAAGTAATACATTAACTGTTATTAGAGGAACTCATGGTTCGACTAAAGCAACCCACGCAGAGGATGTTGCAATTAGATTACCATTTTTTAACAATCTTGCAGATTTTGATAAATATTCAACACCACAAACGGATTCAAATGGACAGTTTGTTGCTACCAATTTCTTTGGATATGCAAGGAATACAGATGGTAGTGGGAATAGAGAAAGTAACGGTGTTGTCGCAGGGAGTTTTGCAATTAAATTTTATAAAGCAGGATACCAAGAATTAGGATTAAGCAATATCACTTCAGCCACTAAAAGTGGATTAGCAGTATCTACTACATATCAATTTAATATTACAGCAGATGGTGGTTCAGCTTTTGCATTATCTTTCACAACGGATTCTTCAGATGTAACTTTTGGTGGAACAAATGGAATAATTGCTAAAATTCAAGATGCTTTAAATACAGCTTTTTATACGGCAGGTAATCTATTCGAGAAAAAAGTAACTGTATCAATAGTTAAAGGTGATATTAGATTTACTTCAGGACAACATTTATCTACATCTGCTATATTATTAGCTGATTCAAGTGGGGGTGATACGGATATTTGGGGCGTAGGTAGATTTACAGCAGTTGCTGATGTTGAAGCTCCTGTTGCGGCTAAATTACCTCCTGATAGTTTCGCAGATAAAAAGAGTGGATTAACGGTTAAAAATACATCAGTATTTGGATATGATGATGGCTTTGGTAATATTATAGGTGCCTGTAATGGAACTATAAATTATGAAACAGGTGCAGTTTCACTTAAAAATTGCCCTCCCAATGCGAATTTCGTAATAACAGCTAATTATGGTTCTTCTCAAAGTGGTGGTAATAGATTTACTACTGATGATGGAAATTGTATAACTGCAATATCGGGAAGAAGTATAAATGCTAAAGTAGATACAACTATTGAAATTATAGGACTACAATAATGGCTAATTACCCAACTTATGCAAGTACTTCAGACCTTAGAGATGTTTATCCTAATATTGATAAATATGATGCTAAAACTCCTGTTTATGGTTGGGGGACAACAGGTACACTACATTTATATCTTGCAAGAAATACAGGATTAATTAATCAATTATTTGCTGATGGTGAAGATTTAGGTTCTGCTGAAGATAATAGTGGTGTTATTGATGCTAACGGGGAATGGTATTATGACCCAAATTTAGATACTGCTTATTATTTTAATTCATCAGCATCCCCTGTTGATTTATTAATGGAAAGTGGCGAGGATTGGGCAACGCATAAAACCGATATATTAGCAAAGGCTTCAAGATATTTCGATTCATATATTGATAATTCTCTACCAAGACAAGTCTGGAAGAATGACGAGGGTGTTTATGATTATATTGTTATTAGAACAGTTGCTCAGATTGGTGCTTATTTTTTAATTTCTGCACATGACCCTGAAAATGAAGATGCTTTAAAACTCAAAGAAGAATATGAATTAGTATTAGAAAAAATTAATACAGGTGCTATTAAACTTGGATTTGAAAAAACATCAGATTCTTCACAGGGAATTATTAGAGAAATCACAGGGGCAGGAACATTAAAACCTGTTGATTTAAGAGGAAATTATACTGGTAGTGTATACGATAAAATTAGACTTCAAATTATAACAGGTGGAGTAATTGGTACGGCTACCTATTCGGTATGGGTTGCAGGGAACGATAAATTGGGGATTAATAAAGGCTCTCAGGTTATTACAGAACAAATTATAACAGGAGCATACCAAGCATTATCGAGTGGCTTACAAGTGAGATTTGGAGCTTCATCAGCAGTTGGAACAGCAGGAACTGAAGATAATATTTTAACAGCTTCAGGAACTGCGAATGATGTATGGGAAATTGAAGTATTTGCAGTAGGTGAAGAAATACAAGATGCTCGTGGTATGAAAAGTGCGAGTTTAACAAGGTCATAAATGGCAACATCTTTTACAAATAATTGGAAAAACATACTTGATAAATTGCAAAGTTTATTAAGAGCAGAATTTGGGAATACTTTACCTGTATATATTGGTGAGAATGAGAAAGCAGGTAGTCAATATTTAAGATTAGACCCTGTTGGTAGTGATTTATTGGATTATAATGCTACATCTGAAACAAGGGAATTTAGTATTAATTTATTTCTATATTTTGGAGATAAGAGTGAAAGTAGGACTAAATTGGATGCTATATTAAGATTAGTAAGTAGAATTGAAAGTTTAATTGTAGATAATATTTCAATGACATTATCAGATTCAACCAATGCTTTTAATTGTAGAATAGAATCAACATTGCTTAATGCAGTAGAAGATACTGAAAATTACATAGTGTTGTTTGATTATAAATGTATGCACTTAGGAAATGTAGGATAAGGAAATAATATGAAAATAAAATTAATCAAACCAAAAACCAGTCTACCAAATTGTTGGAAAGAATGTGGGGTAGATAAAAAAACTTGGGATAAATTAGGCACAGGGAGCGAGATAGAAGTAAAATCTATTCCCAATTCAATCAATAGTTTAGTAGAAATATCTTCTTCTAAAAAAAACAAAGGAAATAAATAATGACAATATCAGCACACGCATTTTCACCAAAAGAGTTTAAATGTTTCATTATATCTGATGCAAGTAATGCTGGAGCTTCAGGAATACATGCTTCCAATATGTTGCAATTAGATGTGGATTCAGTATCATATCCATCACTCAATGTCACTCAATCATTAGATGTCAGGAGTGGAGTCGGGAACACTTTAAAGGATGAAGATTTTTTTCAAGATAACAAAATGAGAGTAATTGAGTTAGGGTTATCAGGCACTTTACACGATGATGTTGGCCATAGATTGTTATTGGCTAATATTTGTGGAGCAGCAGAAGCAGATGACACAAATCAAACTATTGCAAGTGGTCATAAAATAATAGCTCAATTATATGGGGAAGCAGTAACAAATAATGCTTCTTCATTAACGGTTGTAATACAGCCATCAGATGTTTCTAATCAAACAGGCTTAGAAATGCCTGGAATGGTTGTTACTAATTTTGCGATTTCAGCAGATGCAGGTAGTGAAGGTGGTAGATATAAATTTTCTGCTACACTTCAATCAGGAAAAACTCCTGATTTAGCTTCTACGGCAGCAGCAGGTAGTACTGCATATGAAAATGGTACAGGTACAACTTTAGGTTCTGCATCAGTAACAAAGATTTTTAATAAGGATGCAATGTTAAATAGCTTTACTACAACGATTGATTATCCTGCTGTATTTTCAGGCATATCATCAACAGGGTATCAACAGGTAGCAAGGGGGGCAAAATGTTCGGTAACTCATGACTGTCAAGTTAAATACGACTCGGAAACTAAAGGTTTCGTTAATTCATTTGATGGACAAACAGCAGCGATGGCAGAAAATACATTTATTATTGCAAATAATGGTAAATTTGGAGTAGATACAGCTAATGGTGTATTGACTAATGTAGCATATTCAGAAGGTGATATAATGATGCTTGATATTTCGATTGAAGCAATAGATGATGGTACTGATGCACTATTAGAAGTTGATTTAAGCGAATAATAATAAAAAAATAAACACAAGGAAATAATGAAAAAGAAACTTAAATCTGGCAAGGAAGTTGTTTTAAAAGAAATATCTATTGATGATATGGATAATTGTAATGACTTACAACATATATGTCAAGAATCAGATGGTGGTATTTCAATTTATGGATTAAATAAATCTAATACTGCTTGGATCCGTAAAGGGGTAGAGGGTTCGGATGATAAATTCATTAAATCATTAAAGGAAACTGAAAAGATTGAACTTGTTAGTTTAGTCAAATCTTTTAACTCTGTGGGGGAGTAGAATCGGTTGAACTTGCGATAAATGTTCATTTATCGTCCGTTTGTGAAGATTGCCGATTTCATTCATTCCCATATAAGGCAACTCCTCCGATTACAGGTTATGGGGAGCAAGTATTTGAAACTGAGGGTGATGTTAAAAATGTAATAGGGTTATTAATAGATGAAACAAAAGAATGGAATAATAAGGGTAAAGAGTTTGATATTGCAAGTAGTGTATCAAAGCAACTGCCCTTTTTTTGTTGTAATAATTTAATTATAAAAAATGAATATCAAAAGGATATACAAAGATATATTTATTGTAATGAAACTGGAACACCTGCATATAGTGGAAGTTATGGAGAGCAACCTGCGAGGTGGTTGTCAAAATACTTCGTCCTTAAATCTGCATTTGCACAAAAAGAGAAAGCACAGATAGATGGCAGACGGAAAAATTAGAGTAAAGTTTGAAGCAGTAGGGCATCCTGCCCTTATAGCAGCAATAAAAGAATTAAATAAACAAACCAAACGACTTGGGTTAGAAACAAAAAAAACTGGGAAAAGCACCGAAAAAGCAGGTGATTCTACTGAGCGATTAGGTCGAAATAATGATAAATTAAAAGGTGGATTTTTTGGTTTAAGCACTTCATTAGCAACTGCTCGTGCTAAAATGCTATTATATGGATTTGCAGTAAAACAAGCTATTGATTTCACAAAAGGATTAGTAGATAAATCTGCTCAATTTGAAGATATTTCAAGAGGATTTAATAATCTAAGAATGTCAGCAGGGATGAGTGCTGAAACTTTTGATAAATTAAATACAGCATTAGATGGAACAGTATCAAGTATTGATTTAATGAAACAAGCAAATAATGCAATGTTGCTTGGCATTTTCAAAACTGAAGATGAGATGGCTAATATGTTTGATGCAGCACAAAGGTTAGCACAAGTATTAGGTAAGGATGCTACTTTTGGTATAGAATCACTTGTTACAGGTTTAGGTCGGCAATCTAAATTGATGCTTGATAATCTGGGTATAGTATTTAGTGCTGAGAAAGCCTATGTAGATTATGCTAATGCACTAAAAAAGAATGTTGGAGATTTAACTGATAGCGAAAGAAAACAGGCATTTTTAAATAAAGCGATGGATTCTGCTAATGAATTAGTTAGCAACGCAGGTGATGAGTATTTAGGAACTTCTGCTAAATTAGCTCAATTAAATACATCTTTTGTAAATGCAAGAATCGAATTAGGAGAAGCATTAACTCCTGTAATATTAGCTTCTGTTGATGCTTTGAGATTTATGCTTGACAATATGGATTCAGGTAGGATTAAAAGATGGGGTGTTGCAATAAGTGGTGCGTATATAGCATTTAAATTATATAATTGGGCTATAAGAATCGCTAAAATAGAAACTATATCTTTCCAAGCAATACTTGCTAAAACAGGTTGGGGAACTGTTATTGCATTAACAGGATTAGCTGCAGGTGCATTAATGGAGTATTTTGGAGCATTTGATGAAGGAACAGATATATTAATAGATGGAAATGAGGAGTTGTCAAAATCTAATAGACTTTTAAAGGCTAAACAAGAAGCTCTTGATGAATTAATGAAAGAACAAAGATTGTCAGCCGAATCATTACAGAAAGAATTAAATTTATTAAATGCAAAAACTGAAACTGAAAAGATGCTTATTAATCTTGGACATGAAGCATCAGCTTCCGAGAAAGATTTAATAAACCAAATAATAAATAAAACAAATGCTCTACAAGCAGAAATAGATTTAAAAAATCAATTAGCTAATTATGAAAAATGGCATTTAAAGAATCTTGATGAAAATATTTCTTTAAGCCAAAGTAATAATTTATTAAGAGCAGAAGCAGAGGGTGCAACAAAAATAGAATTAAAACTTCTAAAAGAACAGATAGATTTTGAGAATAAATTAGCAGAAACTGGAGCAATTTTATTAGACGGACGGATTTCAACTATGGAAGTAGGGGGTATATTCGAGGAACACCAAGCTACTAAAATAAAATTATTGAATGACGAACATAATTTAAATATACAATTAATTCAAGATGAAAAGGATAAAGGGCAAGAAGCTATTAGAGCTGCTGCTAATGCAATCAACGCTATGTCTAAAGTTATAGGGTTGAATAAGAAAAATGCAGTTGTTGCTGCAAAGATGGCTGCAATTGCGACAGGAGTAAATGCTTTTGCATCAGCAAGTGCTGCTATGAAATCAGCTGCTGAAGTTCCTATGATTGGTCATATCCTTGCTCCAATAGCCTACGCAAGTACATTGGCAACTGGTTTAGCTGCAGCTACATCTGCACATTTAGAAGCATCAAAAATACAACAATTTGAACAAGGTGGTATGGTTGGTGGTCGTAGACATTCTCAAGGTGGAACTATGATAGAAGCTGAAAGAGGTGAATTTGTTATGAGCCGTAATGCAGTATCTGCTATTGGTGTTGAAAATCTAAATAGAATGAATGATGGTGGAGGTGGTTCTTCATCTATTTCAATTAATATAAATGGTGGTATGATAGACCAGAATTTCGTTGAGAATGAATTAGCTGAAGCAATACGAGAAGCTACAAGAAAAGGTGCAGACTTTGGCATTTCTTGATGACATAAATAGTAAACATCTTGGTAATTTCGTATTAGTAACTATTGGTGAACATCGAATTTCTACTCGCAAGATTACTTTTGATGATGATTATTATAAGCCAATATTGCTTAATATACCGTCTATTTCTGAGTCATTGGATATAGAGAACCGAAAATATAAAATATCGTCTGTAAGCCTAAGTATAAGCGATTATGTAGAAGATGGTGAAAGATTCTCAGACCATTTAAATACTTTAATGAATCAAGAAGTGAATATATGGTTTGCTTCTCAATCTTCCAAGACATTAGATAGTTCAGAATGTTATAAAGCAGGAACATTTATAGTTCGTTCATTTTTTCAGAATCAAGATAAAGTCACTTTAAATTGTGAAGATTTATCTCAGGATAAATTACACAAAGATTTACCGTTAGAAACAGTTTCTGATTCAGAAGATATATTAGAAAAATATAGAGCAAAGCCTAAACCCATGGTTTTCGGTACTGTTGATAAATCTCCTTGCATAATTGAAAATATAGAAGAAGAACAAATTATATTATCAGACTATAATCCCAGTGATTTTAATTTTAATACTGATAATTTTCAAATCGGTGAATCAAATAACTATAATAATTCACCTCTTTTTATATTCTACAATGAATCGTATGTTAATATTGCAGAACAAAAAGCAACAGGGGAGGGATTAAGTAATACTGGAAATTCTAATTTTTCACGAGAAGATGGTTATATAAGATTAGAAACAGATATTGAAGATAATGATACATCTTTAGGTAATTTAAGAATAATATCCCCAAGAAAAGGAAAAAGAGTTTTAAGTCTTGGTGTTGATAGTTCTGAAATTGCAGAAATAAATGCAATGTTTGCTGAAAATATTTTAGATGATAATATTGATACTTTTGGAATATTAGCAGGGGAATTAATAGATGATGATTTAGGTGCTAATAATTATAATAATTTTAGTAACGGAACACTTGATATAGATGTCGGTCACTCTCTAAATATTCACGGAACAGGAACTAACCCAGATGTTACTTGGAACTATAAATTTTTTAGAATATATTTAGAAAAAATATCAACAATTAATACTTCAGATATTGTTACTGATGAAGGTGGAGAAGAAGTTGATAGTTATACTTATATTTATTTAAGATTTCGACATAGTACTGGTGATAATAATGAATATCCACCTATATGGGGAGTTGGAGTATCAGGAACACCTCAGGCATTTTCTGATTTTTCTACACCGAATAATGTAGGATACCCTTATTTATTTTCTAATAAATTAGCGATGGCTTTTGACCAAGAAGGAGATTATAATTCAATATCAGGAAATTCTGCTGTCATATCAAATTTTAATTGGGGCATTACTGATACTTTTGATTATATTGAGATTGGTTATTTTAAGCAAGTAAATACTTGGTTAGATGACCCTAATATTATTCTTTCTGTAAAAGGTGCTTTATATGATACCTTTGTAATTCATTCAGCTGTAATTAAAGGAATTGATAAATATAATTTCTTTGTATCGGCAACAGGTAGAGGTGGCGATAATTGTACCACCTCAGATATATATAGTTCAATATTAATAGATGAGCTTGATTATGATGGTAGTATTAATTTAGTTGATAATTCTCTTGGTAAATATGCTTTTACAATTGATAAGAAAATAAATTCCAAGAAATTAATTGAAGAAGTATCAGCATCAAGTGGACTATTTCCTTATTTTAAAAATGGTGAATTTAATGTAAAAAGTATAAAAAATATCTATTTAGATAGTGAAATAGAACCCAATAAAACAATCAATATAGATGATATTCTATCTTATAAATTCAATAGAACTAAAATTGAAAAGGTATATAATTCAGGTGTAAATATCAAATACCATTACGATTATGGACTAAAAGATTTTACAAAAGAAACAGGATTAATATTACCAAATGCCAATATGTCCTTACAAGATTATGTTAATGAAACATTTGGGGAGGATTTTGACCAAGACGATGTATTTGAGTCTAAATATATTCGTGACCCTGATACTGCTGAAAACTTAGCTAAATATTTAGCAGGACTTCATGCTAATCAACACAACTTAATTACCATTAAATTACCATTAAATTATTTAACACTTGAACTTGGTGATATTATTCGGCTAAGTGGCTTAATACAAAACCGTAAAATGTTCGGTGAAGATTATACGAAAGCAGAGATTAGAAATGGTCAGCAAATTTTACCATTCTTTTTTATTGAGCAGATAAAGAAAAATTTAGATAGTGTAGAAATTAAATTATATCAATTACATAATTTTAGTGATACAGTTTATGAGCCTGAATTAGAGCAGACTAAGGGTTGTATGGATACTAATGCTGTCAATTATAATCAATTAGCAACAATAAGTGCTGATGAAAATACTCTCGGAGCTTGTTATTTCCCTCAAACATTATTACCTCCTGAAATTACATCTCCGACACAGGAAAATATAGTAATTCCAGACATAGAAGAAGTAGAAGTAACAACTACCTCTAATAATTTAATTGTTTCACCAGTTATGAACTCAACTTTTGATGCTGTGCCATCTGATGGAGCTACCGATTGGCAACCAACAACTGATGATTATTTTTTCAGTGAAACTGGAGTAACTCAAGATCAAACATTATCTGTTAAAACGGACAATGAGAATCAAGTGGTGGGGTGTTATTTAGACGGAACACATTATGGAATGACATGGGGGGCATATTCTGAAGGTGATATATATAAAGTAAGTTTGAATATTAAAAGACTCTCAGGGGATGCAGATACTTTCTATATTACAATACACCATAATGACAATATAGTGGATAGTATTCCTATTACTAATAATTGGGAATCTCACGAAATAGATATTACTCTTAATACTCTAAATCATAAAAAATTATATATTGTAATGAATGAATCTACTATTCCCTCAAGTTTTGCAATTGACAATGTAATTGTTCAAAGGGTAACAACTACTGAAGAAACTATAACCCAACAAATTATAAACCCAGAATTAAATATTACTTGGAATCCATCACCTAATATAATACAACCTATTCCAGAGTTAGGTATTCCAATAACAGCATATTATAAATTATTAATATATGAAGATGTAGTAACTCCAGACTCTACTCTTTTATATGAAAGCAATGAGATTCCAGCTATAGAGGGAGATGCTCCAGTAAGCCATAGTCTTTGGTTGGGGGATGAGAATATTCCTCATAATACTGAATTATTATGTATGATTATTGCAGTTAATCCAACTCAATATAATGGTGCTTATGTTTATAATGATACAAGTTCTGTTTGGGATAATCACCCTTTCAATCAAGATAGTTTTATTTTTCAATGGGGCGAAGGAATATCAGACCAAGGAACAATTAATGGAGATGTTGATTTAGATGGGCAGCTAAATGTAGCAGATATTGTGACATTAGTTAGTCATATTTTAGGTACTAATATATTGGAAGCAGGAAGTGATAATTTCATAGCTGCCGATATGAATGGAGATGGTATAGTCAATGTAGTAGATGTTGTTACATTAGTTGAGGAGATACTTAACCCATCGTGATTACTTACGGAAAAAGCTATTGTGAAATATCAGGCAATTACCAAAGTATTGTAATTAAATATCGTGGTCGAATTGTACTAAGGCACGACCACTTCGAATTTATACAAGATTTAGGAAATAATAACGCAAGGGTTAGAAACTTTGGTAAAAAATCAATGCTTATTAAAAACCATAATCAAATTCATATTGGATTTACAGAGCCACAGAGTGGAGATAAAGTATTATTCAGGTATGTAGGCGAGTTTAGAATTTTATCGGTTAAGGTGGACGATAAGAACGCTAAAATCACAGAACAGGGAATTGACTATTGGAATAAAATTGATTCAACTTGGAATACAGCAGGAAAGCCTGAAAAATATAAAGGAACTTATAAATATGGTCGGGTTGGCAGAAAAAATAAAAAATCAAAATTATCAAAGAAATTAACAAAAAGAGATAATTCTAAGATTAAAGGAGGTTATTAATGGCTTATAATCGAGTAGGAACACCGACATTTTATATCGATGCTATGCTTCTTGCAAGGCAATGGGGAGCAATTACAGATGAATCACAAGCAAAAGGTAAATTTAATCTTAACCCATCAAAAGTAACTGATGTTGAATTAAGTAGTGAGGGCAAAGCATGGTTGAATATAAGATTTGAGAATAGGTATTGGTGTAATTCTATTTCTCATATTTTTATATTGGGTCATAATCTATTTACAGATAATTTACAGTCTAATGCTTATGTTGTAGATGAAAGTACTACACCAAGTGATTCTGCTGGGATAATTAGTTCAACAACAGGGACTCATCTATATAATGGGTGGCATAAATTTGATGGAGTCCAAAATACAGATATAAATGCAAAAAGATTCACCTATAATATTCATAATGGGTTAATTGATATTCAGGGTGGAGAAACACCTCCAACTTCTACTAAAATGGGGGATATATCAGCATGTTGGTCACATAAAATGCAAAATGCTCCTGACCTTGAATTAACTCAGACATTCAGCAATGAATCAATTAAGACCCAAACCACTTTAGGAGGTCATACATTGACTTCAGCAGGACATAATCATCAACCTAATTGGATTAGACAGCCTTGGACTACAGGAACTGAACCTACTGGAACAGAGGGGAGAACGGTATTTCCTGTTGGTCGTAGAAGTTGGAATTTAAAATTTAGCTATGTATCAGATACAGGTCTATTCCCCTCTTCACATAATTCAGCAACAGGTATATTTCAATGGACAGGAGTATCTAATGACCCAAACACAGAAGAAGATGAAACTGAAACATTTTATAGCATTAAAGATAATTTTCTGGATAAATGCTATCACGGGACTAACGGATTCCAATTGCCTTTTATCTTCCAACCTAATTCTGATGTTGAAGAATATGCGATATGCAGGGTCGTTAATAAATCTATGAAATTCGAACAAGTGGCGAACAATGTCTATAATATAAATCTTGACATTGTAGAAGTCTGGTGAATTAAAATTAAATCTCCTGTGTTGAAAGGCTCTGCATTAATTTGTAGGGTCTTTTTTTTTATCTCGAAAGTTTATTAAATTAACCTTGCAACTTATTATATAAGTTTAATAAATTAACCCACAATAAAAAAACAGGAATTATGGATTTAAAGAAATTTATACAAAAATCAGGATTAAAACAGAACAAAATAGCTGAAATGCTTGGTGTTCATCAAAATCAAGTATCTCGGTGGATTAGGGGCGAACAAATGCCACAGGGTAGCAACTTTATTAAATTAAAGAAGTTAATGGATAGTTTTAATAATTCTACTTGGTCCAAAAGATTAGACTAAATTAAGCATAAAAGAGATTTCCTACTTACTTGGGTTGGATTTTCATGTTTATCCGTAAAATCTCTTTTACCAATTTAAAATCTTACATGGTGTAAGAATAACAAAACACAGGAGAACACAATGGTTAAAATACATGGAAAAGAGTATTACACAGTAGTAGAGCGAGTGAATATGCTCCACGATAAAACTAAAGGTCAATACTCATTAAATACTTCTTTAGAACGATACGAAAATGGTATTGTTATAATGAAAGCAACATTATCATTTGATGGTAATACATTTACGGGTCATGCTTATGAGAAAGAGGGTTCAACGCAGATTAATAAAACTTCAGCATTGGAAAATTGCGAAACTTCTGCAATTGGTAGAGCATTAGCAAGTGCTGGTTTTGGTGGGACTGAATTTGCATCAGCGAATGAAGTTGAAAATGCAATACATCAACAATCTGATTCTAATAAACAAGAAGATTGGATGAAGAAAAATAAAATGTCAGCCGACCAATTAATCATAATTAATGATTTAGTTGCTGAGATTGGTGATGAAGATATTGAAAAAAAGACCAATACATGGTTATCAGGCTATCATTCTAAGATTCAAGGCGATGAAATGATTAATAAATTAACACAGATGAGGAATAAATAATGACTAATACTATAACTACAATTAGAAGCAGACAGGCAGGTCGAGTTATTGGTGTTTTACAATTTCTTGTTAAAAATTGGGATGATTTAACTTCTGAAGCGATTAAATCAAAATTAGAAGATGTAATTAAAGAAGATGCTAAAGTTGATGAAGTTATTGCAGAAATGATTGATGCAATGGAAGAAAATTGTATAAAAGGAGTTTCTAATGGGGGAAATTAAAGGAAGATTAGAGGAAGATATGATGATTAATCCTGAGTTGTACAATAATCCATCAGAGGATGATTATGAATTATCTGAAGATGAAAAATTAACTCTTGAAATTCAAACAAAAAAGGATACATTATGAAATTAAATGATTTAATTGCAGAGTTTCACGAGATAGAGGACTTAATTATTGATGGAGGGGGTGAAGTTACTCCAGAGCTTGAAGTGATGTTAAATGTTAATTCAGAAGCCTTAAATGACAAGTTAGATAAATATGAGAACTTAAAAAGATATTTAAAAGGTCAGATTGAATATTTGAAATCACAAGAGGCACATTACAAGAAACGAAGAAATACATTAGCCAACACAATTAAATGGTTATCCGAAAATCAAACCTATGCCTTAAAGCAAACTGAAAATCAGAAACTTAAAACTGATGAATATAATTATTCAATTCGTAAAAGCGAAAAAGTAATAATTGATGAAAAAAACATAAGTTCAGAATGGGATAAAAAATTAATTTATAGAGATATGGCAGAAGTTATTGTGAAGTACGATAAAGCTGAGATTAAGAAACATTTCAAAGATGAAGCTGAATTGCCTAATTGGTTAAAGTTTGAAGAAAAATGGAGTGTAACAGCACGATGATT